GCCAACGGCGATCCATTCACAGACATTGCGGTCGCGCAAACCACGATCCTGCAAAATACCGGGTTCGAAGCGAACGGTTTGTTGATGACATTCCCGGTATATCAAGCGTTGCGCAAGCATCCGCTGGTGATTGATCGCATCAAATACACGACGCGCGCCGACGCATCGCGTATTACCCCGGATTTGCTTGCCTCGGCGTTCGACGTCGATCGGGTTATCGTATCGAAAGCGGTCTATAATACGTCGATTGAAAGCGCGACCGATGTTAGCGGCACGACGGGCACCATGTCGTTTATCGCCGCTAAGGATGCGCTTCTCTTCCACGCAGCGCCGTCGCCCGGAATTATGATCCCATCAGCCGGCTATCTGTTCCCGTGGTCCGGATTAACCGGTCTCAATAGCATGGGTGTGCGTATCTCGCAGATCCCGCTGCCTTGGCTCGGCCTTGAGACGGTCAGGACTGAAGGGGAAATGGCATTCGACATGCAAATCGTCGGCAATGATCTCGGCTACCACTTCGCGGGGATCGTGCAGTAAGTGTGGCGTTGGATCTTCTTTTATCGGGAGATCCAACTTTTCGAACGACTCTTCCCTGGCACTTGCGGATTTTTTCTCAACGGCCGCTCCAAGGCAACGCCGGCGGTTTGGCGTGGGCGCAAGTGTCACTGGATCATTCGCGATGCCAGCGGCGAGCTCATGAACTGCATCGCCACCGATTGCGGCGCCTGGCGTTACGCCCGTCATCCGCTCTCTTGGCGCGGGATTTTTACGGCAAGACGTGGCGGCTGCGCTACCTCTGACCAGCGGAGAAGATAGCATGCGAGAAGAGGAAATCGGCGGCGCCCTGGTGTGTCGACCGTTCCAGCGCGGCAAGGCCTGGCTTAAAGGCGGCGACGAGCTCTCGGGCGACGAGGTACGGGCTATCCCGATCGCCAATCGCCGCGCGCTGATCGACTCGCATTTTCTCGAACTCTTCCCCGTCCCCTCGCATTTCGTACCACCGGCGCCGCCGCCGGGTGACCGTTTCATCGTGCGACGCGCGCACGACTCCTATGACGTGATCGAGGGCCGGCGCTTGAACGACGAGCCCCTGACTGAAAAGGCGGCTATGGCGCTCGCAGACCAAAAGTGAGGACCTGATCATGCCTACCGGCTTTGTACAACGCATCAAAGGCAAAGTGTCCGTCCAGCAGATTTTCTATGCCAACCAAGATGGTATGTCGGCGAAAGTCGGCGGTGGCCAATCCGGCGCAACGGTTTGTAGCGCGCTTATTTCCAAATTCAATAACGTAGCATCGCCCGGCGATAGCGCCGTCTTGCCGCCCGCGCAAAGCGGAATGTGTTACGAGGTCATCAACGCCGGAGCCAGTTCGATGAACGTATTCGCGTCGAGCGGGCAGACCATGAATGCGTCTCTCAACGGATCGGTCGCGGTCCCCGCGGGCAAAACCGGCGTGTTCAACTGCGTAACTCCGGGTACGTGGAATTCAGTGATCGGCGGTTAAGCATGACGATCCTGATCAATCAGAACCTCGCCGGCGTCGGTGCCGGGACCTATACGACGCCGACGCTTGAGCTGCAGGATGAATTGGCGGACCGGCTGAGCTTTCAGTTGACATTTGGCGCGGCCGGCGGCGGAACCTCGATCGATACCTATGTGCAAACCTCGCTCGACGGCGGAACGACCTGGGCGGATGCCATCCATTTTCCGCAGAATACAACGACCGCTGCGCGTTCGGTTGCCGGGCTATCGGCGGTTTCCTCCGGCGCGGCACCGACGGCCGCGACCGATGGCACACAGACCGTCAACACGATCAATCAGGGCGTGTTCGGTCAACACTGGCGCGTCAAATATACGGTAGTCGGCGGCTATACCAGCGGCAGCTTGCGCGTCGACTCTGCCGGCGTAGGCCTCGAAACGCCGTGAGGCGACCATGGGCAATTGGACCTATAACGTCACCCAGCTTTTGACGTCCCCAAAAGATCAAGTCAGGCTGATCATTGGCGACGTGGTGTCATCTGATCCACAAATGCAGGATGAGGAAATCGCGTTTTTTCTCACTACGCGCGCAAGCGTGTGGGGCGCGGCTTCCGAATGCTGCTGGGCCCTTGCCGATAAATTCTCCCGATCCGTAGACCAGGCGGCCGGACAGGCGAAAGTAGCGTACAGCCAAATGGCCAAGGCGTATGCGTCTCGGGCGGCTTCGCTTGACGTGCGCGCAGCTATGCGCGGCACCGGCATGCCCTACTTTGGCGCGATAAGCATTTCCGACATGGTTAGGCAGATTACGAACGAAGATCGATCGCCACCGCAAATGACCGTGGGCATAACGGATAACTTCCTGCCGGTGCCACCGACCGGGCCGCAAACGATGGAATTGCCGGCCTTGCTTAACCAGAACGCCGCCGGGAAGACGCCGTGAGCACGATCCGCCCGTGGGAGAACCTGTCGCCGCAGATGTGGCAGTTAGGGCAAACGCTCTACGAGCGCGTGATCGCTATTCACCGGCCGATCATCCCGACTACCGTAGGCGAGCAACCCTACCAGGGCATGCTGCCGAGCCGAGAGGTCGTTATCTTCAGCGGGCTGCCGGCCTCGATACAGTATCAGCTACGCCGCGACATCTCGCCGGCGCACCTTCCGGCCGATGCGTTCTCGATGCCGCTCTGGCATTTTTGGATCCCGCCCGGATACGTCATTGACGGCGATATCGTCGAACGTGACGTCGTTGTCGATGATCTGGCGCGCCGCTTTCAGCTATTCGGTGTTTGGCCTAATCAGAACGGCATCATGATGGCCGGCGAACTCTTGGAGGCTTGATATGGCGGTCGACGTTCAGGCGGTGTTTGCGAAGATCCGCGGCAAGATCGACAAGATCCGCAGCCTGAATACCGGGCTGGCGCGCGGCGAATTTACCAATGTCGGCGACGTCAGTATTCAGATCGGCAATACCGTATCCGATCTTGAGACCATCATGGGCGACGCCGAGAAAGAGGTTGAAGCCGAATAGATGGCCGACATCTCGGACGTAGACCAGGCGGTCGTTAACCTCATTACGAGCCTCGTCTACCCGAATGGCCCGGCCGCGCCGTCAATGATTGCTAACGACTCGGGGCTGGCTATGCCGGTCCGCATCTTCCGCGGCTGGCCTATGCCCACGTCGCTCGATCTCGACCTCGCCGAAGGCGTTATGAACATTTCGGTGTTCTCTGCCGGCGGCAAAATAGACAAGAACATCACCAAGTTTCCGCCCGAATATCAGACCATCAGCGTCGAGACGCCGACGGTTTCCGCTTCAGTGAACGCGCAAAACCAGATTGTCATTACCGGAGCGGGCGCGGCAGGGATTTATCAGTACGTTACGGTAATCATCGGCACGCGCGTTGTGGTCAGCTACAGCGTGCAGTCGACCGATACGGCGGCCACGATCGCGCAAACGCTGGCAGCGATGATCACGGCGGCGTACGGCCCCGCGACAGCCACAGGCGGAGTGATTACCGTAACCTATGGATCGCCCTACATGGTGGCGAACGTCGGCGTAACGGGGAACCAGGCGGCCGAGTGGATGCGCGTGCAGACCACGACGCAGATCACTATATGGTCGCCGACGCCGATCGCGCGTGACAACGCCGCGAAGGCGCTGATACCGACATTTTCCAAGACGACATTCCTGACTATGCCTGACGATTTCCAGGCGCGGTTCAAATACGAGTACGGTTTTCAGAACGATGGGGCAGAAAAAGTAAATCTCTATCGCCGCGATATGGTCTACGGGATCGAATATGCCGTTACAGATCCCGACACCGCTTACCAGATCACTTCGGTCAACGACAACGTCAAAGGCTCACAGGGCGATCTCGGCACCGCACCGAACAACTTCAACTATCTGCCGACGGTCAAGACCGTGCAGCCAAACCTCTGGCCCGGCCCACCCTACACGCCTGTAGTTAGATAATCCCGCACAATCGGAGCGCTGCTATGCCGATCTTCCAAGCTGGGAGCTTGAACACTACTGCTTTGATTGTTCCGGATTTATACGTTCAAATCCTGCCGCCGAATGTCCTACTGATCAACGGCGTTCCCACCAACATCGTCGGCTGCGTTGGCACCGCCTCGTGGGGTCCGGTCAATACGCCGGTCGACGTCGGCGGTGGCAACATGGCGCAGTTCGCCAGTTTTTTCGGACCTGTTAACGCGCGCAAGTACGATTTGGGCACATTCGTCGCCTTGGCGGTCCTGCAGGGCGCGCAGGCCTTTACGGTCGTGCGCGTGACGGACGGCACCGACACGCCGGCGACGAACTCGATTGTGACGGCCTCGGACCTCACGCAACAGATTACGGTAGCGGGCACGCCGAAGGCGGGCGATATCCTAACAGAAACGTTCGTGACGCCGAACGTCGTCGTCAGTTATACGATGCAGACCGGCGACACGGCGCAGCAAGGGGCGGTCGGACTCGCCGCCAACATCAACGCCAACGCCACGCTGCAGCTCGCCGGCGTCACGGCGGACACGCCGGTCGCCGGAGTCTTCAAACTTCACTATCCCGTGGCGCCGGTTTCGGTCACGGCGTCGGTCGGCGGCTCGACGCCGACGACTACGCTCACAAACCAGGCGCCTGGGACCACCACGAACGTCAACGCCATTACCTTTAACTCGATCTATTCGGGAACATTCGGCAATCAGGAAGTGGTCAATATCTACAACGGCTCGGCAGTAGGTACCTACAAGGTCGTGATTTCTATCCCGGGTTATGTTCCCGAGACATTCGACAACATCGGCCAAAATCCGATCTCCGGTCAGGCGGCGGTCAAAGGCAACGCGATCTGGCAACAGATGGCAACCGCCATTAACAACGGCCAAAGCAACATCAGAACCGCCTCGAACCTACTGAAAGCAGTTGCCGGTACTTCCGGAGCAACACCCGTCGTCGCGCAGGTAGCTCTTGCCGGCGGCACTGACGGGTATGCGGGCGTGAGCACGGCCACGATGATCGGCGTTGATACCGTGCCACGCACTGGCATGTACGCGCTGCGCAACCAAGGCTGTTCTATTGGTGCTCTCGTCGACGTGTTTGATAGTCAGGCCTGGTCGACTCAAGTGTCCTTCGGAATATTTGAAGGTATGTATATGATGATCCCGGGACCGCCCGGCGACACGATCTCCGGCGCGACCGGACCATCCGGATCTAAGGCTACCGCTGGCATCGATAGCTACGCGGTCAAGATGATATTTGGGGACTGGATTTACTGGTTCGACCCTGTGAATAATCAACAGCGTTTGGTCTCGCCGCAAGGTCCGTATGCTGGGCTTCTGTCTAATCTCTCGCCGCAGAATTCGACGCTCAACAAACAAATATACGGCATCAACGGCACGCAGAAGTCCTACACCGGTCTCGCGTATACCGAGATGGCGGACCTAACGCAGCTGGCAACGTCCGGCTGGGACGTGATCGCAAACCCAATTCCGGCGGGGAATATGTTTGGGTCACGTCTCGGTCGCAACGCGTCCTCGAATGCGGTCATCCACGGGGACAACTATACGAGGATGACAAATTATATCGCTGCCACTCTCAACCGTGCCATGGGTATCTATGTCGGCCAACTGCAAAGCCGGCGGCCTACAGACAAGACGCGGGCCGCCGTCAAAGCAACGGCCGACGCCTTTTTCCAGGCGCTGTTGGATCAAGGCATGATCGATGATTTTCAGAATGTATGCGACCTAACAAACAATCCGATCCCGCGGATTGCGCTCGGTTATCTGCAATTAGACTGTCAAGTCGTGTTTTTGGCCGTTGTCGAATATTTTATCGTTAACTTGCAGGGCGGCCAATCAGTCATCATCAACCGCCTAAGCACCCAACCGACGTCGACGTTCGCGGCCTCGCCGAACTCGTCGATTATCTCGGCCGCCTAACTCCCTATCAAATAACCGGAGTCTGCCGCTATGGCTATGAACGGCTTCACCGTTGGCCGCGATATTACGCTTAACATCATCGGGTACGATGGCGCAATCCACTCGTTTGGGCTCAACACCCATTTCGACGCTCGCATGATGACCAACAAAGTGTCGATCAAGGGCCTGGACGGCATCATACGCTACCTCGAAATCCCCGACGGTTGGGACGGGACGTTTACTTACGTTAAGCAGGATGACTTGCTCGATGCCTATTTCGCCAACTTGGAAGCCGCTTATTATGCCGGGACCAATATTGCGGCGAGCTCGATTACCGAGACCATCAGCAACCCCGACGGCTCGACGTCACAGTATCGTTTTACGGGCGTAATGATGAAATTTGACGACGCGGGGGCCTGGGCCGGCGATCGCGACGTCACGATGAAAATTTCGTGGTGTGCTTCGCGGAGGATCAAGGTCCAATGATAGGCACGATCCTACTTGTGTTCGCGTTCGTGTTCGCCGTAATTGCGGCGCTTTTCGCGACTGAGGTAACGCGCTCGCCATTCCAAATTCACTTTGGGTGGCTGGCGCTCGCGTTCTATATCCTTTCCCTGCTCTTACACTGAGAGCGCAACCACGGAGGTTTGAAATGGCTACCGTTCCGGAAGATCCTAGCGCACCCTCCATCACCGGGAAGCCGGTCGAGATCGAGGGGCACGCGGAATTCGAAAACACGGGCGGCGGGAAAACCGTCATGAAGGTGATCATTCGCGGGGTTGCGAAGGAATTGACGGCGCCTCCGCCTCCGCCGCCAAATGTGCAGCCTCTGCCCTCCAAATAGGGCACTTATTACACTTAGGGTAAAGGTGGGCATCCATGGCAGACGAACCTATTGATCCGCGGCCGCCGCGTCCTGCCGGCTACAGTGCGACGCCTGGGCTGCCGCAAGCGACTCCGGATCCGCCGCCGCCGCCTCGGGCGCGCGGCGGAAACGGCAGGCGTGAGCAATACGACGAGTCGCCGTCGCAAGCGATCATCGCTGCCGGAAGGCGCGTCGTAAACATTACTGACTCGCTCGGTCGACGGTTGCTTGTACGCTACATCACCGGCCGCGACCGCATGCTGCTTTTCAAAGTGCTGGGGCCGGAACTGGTAAGGAACGATTACTATCTGGGATACGCTACGCTCGCGTGGGCGGTCGTCGAGCTCGATAACGGCTCCGGAGAGGATCCACGCATTCCCCCTATGGTCAAGCCGAGCGAGATTGAATTCTTGGTCGATCGACTCGGCGAAGAAGGGCTCGCGGCCGTCGGTGAGGTCTATCGTACGCACTTCATCAGTCAGGTCGAAGGGCCTGATATCGACGCCGCAAAAAACTGAGTCGGGATCCCGAAACGCGGGAATGTCTGTGTCTCGTAAAATTCGGGATCCCTTTCGATGTCGCATTTTCGGCCGATGCGACCACGCGATTAGGCTGGATTGTCGCCTTGGGCGAGATGGAGTCCGCAACCCAGCGATGGGATTGGGACGCTCTGGTATGGCGCGAGGTTCCCCATAGATGAGCCTGACGATCGCGGAATTTACCGGCATATTGTGGAACATCGCGCGCCTGAAAATGGAGGAACATGCCGGGCTCAAGAAAGGGGCGCAAATCATAGAGGAAGAGGCCAAACGCGTTTTGGGAACCTACGATTACGGATGGCCGCCATTAGCGGCGAGCACGATAGAGCACAAACAAACCGGCGACTCTCCCGGGCTAGAAACCGGCGATATGCGCGACTCGATCGCGCACACGATTAGCGGCAAGGAAGCACATATCGGCACCGACGAAGACAAAGCCGTATGGTTCGAGCTTGGTACCGTACATCAGCCGCCGCGATCGTTTTTGCGAGAAGCGGCTGTGCGCAAAACGGACGAAGTTGTCAAAGAAATCGGTTACGAGATCATATTTGATTTACGTACGATCCACCGTTTATCACATCGGGACTGAGCGATGGACATTTACAAAATTGGCGTGACGATCGCGCTAACCAATGAGATGTCCAAGATCATCGCGATCATTTCTACCGACTTGCTCGGCCTGACAAAACGCATCGGCGAAGTCGAGTCCGCGTGGAAAAAACTCGGCTCCATGAATGTCATGACCACGCTCGGCCTCGGCGCCGGCGTTATCGCTATGGGCGAGATGGTCAAGGGCGTAGAGGACCTATCTCACGAACTGGTACAATTGCAAAAAACCGGCATGTCGCCGGAACTGTTCAAAAATATTCGTGAGCAAGCAAAAACAATCCCGTTGCATGTTCCTGGCGTCACTCAGGAAGACGTCATTCGGGCGGCAGCCGGCACCTATTCGATCTTCGGCGAAGAAGTGGGGAAAGGCGACTTCCTAGAGCGCATCGTCAAATTTGAGCAAGTAGTAGCAAACACGCTAGGCAAGTTTCAGCTCAGCACTGATGAACTAGTTAAGTCGCTGCGCGGCGCGGAAATGATGGGTTTCATCACCGACAAGGAAACGGGGCAAGTCAGCGCAGCTAAGCTAAAGGAGTTTTTAAGTCTCACCGAGCGCATGACCCAAATGACGCACGGTATCGTCAACCCGGCAACAATTCTTGGCCTGGCACAGCAGGGCGGCCCGGCGTTGATGCAGTTGAACGACGAAGGCCTAATGACGCTGCTGATGGTGTCCCAAATGATGGGGGGCGGCCGCGCTGGAACGGCGATGATGTCGCTGTATCAGCAATTGGGCGGCGGCGTGATGTACGGGCGCACGGCCGAAGAATTAGAAAAACTGGGTCTCTTGAAACCGGAGGAATGGAAATTTGAGCACGGCAAGGTCGTGGTAACGCCCGAAGCATCTATGCGCATGACCAAACAAATGGGCAAAGACCCTATGGAATGGGCGAAGAACGTCGTTCTTCCGGCGATGGCGGCAAAGGGCATCACGACTCCTGAAGAGATCAACGTCGAATTATTTAAGATGTTGCAGCGGCAAACCACCGAGCGCATGGTTGCCGACATCATTCGTAACATGAAGCAAATGGAGTCGGAGAAAGGACGGATCCGCTCAGCGGCCGGCGTCGAGGAAGGGCTCGCGCTAGAGCAGGCCGACATACCGCAGGCGCAAACGAACATCAGCGCGGCATTGCACAATTTGAATTTAGCGCTTGTCGGCGATGGGAAAAATATCGCGCATGGCCTCAACCAGCTGGCCGACGTCATAAATGCGATCTCCGGCGGCTTTATGGCGTTCGACAAATGGACGATCGAAAGCGGAAAAAAAATTCAGGAAGCGTTTGCGGGCTTCGATCAATGGACGATCGAAAGCGGTAAACACATTCAGGCGTTCGGTAAGGCACTAATCGACGGTCTAAAATCTGCCGTCGAGGCAGCGATCGCCGGTATACCGGCAGTGTTTGCCGGCATCGGCTCGGCAATCCTTGACGCCATACGGGCTATCGTTCCCGGCCTCGCTCCGTCGCCGGCGCCGACGTCGGCACCGCCCGTCAATCCGCTTAAAGGCGGATCAAATACTCTGCCGTCTCCGTCTACGACTCCCTCTCCGTCGGTAAGTCCGCTCGCGCCGGAACCCGGGCCGTTTACCCAGGCGGAGCCGACCAAAAAACAGGCCTACAACGCCGTCCCGCCCGCCGGCAGCGGCACGGGCGGATCACCGGCACAAGCCGGCGACGTTTACTTGGATGGTCAAAAGATCACGGAGATCATTGCTGGCAGACTTGCCGATTTGTCCAGCGGTCCGGAAGAAGGCAGTTCCTATTACGACAACACGCGAGGGGCGCCAGCACAAAGTAGTTCGATGGCGTTTGGCTGATGGCGCTTGTTCTCGGCGGGTTTATCTTCACAGATTACGCTATCCCCGAGCAGGTTCCGCAGGGGGGCGAACATAACTTCGTCATTCATAAGTTAATTGGCGGCAATCGCGTAATTAACGCGATGGGGCCGGACGACGGCGACATTACTTGGCACGGCCGTTTCCAAGGATCGAATGCGGTCGCCCTGGCGCTGCAGCTCGATAGCCTACGCAAGTCGGGGACGCAGGTTCCTCTGTTAATTGACTCGCAACATTACATGGTCGGCGTCCGTAAGTTCGAGTGGGATTACCAGAGAAGCTACCAGATCCTTTACCGTATCTCCTGCGTTATTGCTACTTCATCGAATAGTGGCGGCAGCTTCGCGCCATCGATGGGCCTCGATGGCTTGGTCGGCGGCGACATGGCGAGCGCCGGCGACATGACGTCGAGTTTCGTCGATGGAGCTGACGTCGCCGGCGGACCGACAGGCGGCGACTTCGGTACCTTCGACGCATCGGCAGGCGACGTAGCTGGCGGGCCATGACATGGTATTGCGACGGTATCAACATCGAGTCGATGGGGCCTGATGGCGGCGACGAGGAGTCGCCGGATCTTCAAACAGCATCGCGCCTCCGCGGCGGCGCCGGCCGCGGTGGAATTCGGCACGGTCATGGACACAGTCTCTCGGGCTATGAAGCCGGTCGCGAGCACTTCGGCGTGGGCCGCGTCGGCAAGCTCAGCGACATCCGCAAAGAACAGGCAAAGGAATTAGAGCGCAACCCGGGGCTCAAACAACGACTGTTCGACTTGACAGAGGCCGAGGTCGGCGGCGAAGGACCTGGCGGTAAACGTGCATTTATGGAAACGGTGTTCAATCGTGCGGCCGCGCGCGGTCAAACGCTGGCCGAGGCGATCCACGACCACCACTACTACCCGCCGACAACCACGAGGAAGGTCGGCGGCAGCCGCGGCCCGAAAGAAGAAGACATACTCGCGGACGTTCTTGCCGGCTCGAACGTCAGCAACTACGCCACAGGCAATGCCAGCGGCAGCGTACGCTTCGCCGGCGGCCCGCAGACTGCGCGCGGGCGCCTGGAGCGGTTCGGGATCGAGGGGCCCGATGTCGGCTGGGCGAACCGTATGGGCGCCGGCGGCAGCCACGGGCCCGGCGGCGGTGTCGGCGGCACGTCAGGATCGGTCAAGATCCCGAGCAGCGGCGGCAATACCTCGAACCTGACTCCAAATTTCAAATCTCGGCTCAATGCCATGTACGACGCGATGCCGGAGAACCTTCGCCGGCATCTCTCGGTCCGCTCCGGTTGGCGCAGCCACGCACACCAGGCAGCGCTATATGCAGCCTCGGATCGTAGCGGCCGCATGGTTGCGCATCCCGGCGGCAGCCAGCACGAATACGGTAACGCCGTCGATCTCAGCTTCGGCGGAAGCGACGAGGCGAAAAGGTGGGTGCACTCCCACGCTCACGAGTACGGCCTAAAATTCCCGATGCCGTACGAAGACTGGCATATCGAGCCGCAAGAGACGCGCGGCGGCGCGGCGTTTAAGGGGCAGCTTAGGGACCGGCCCGACTGGGCGCTGTATCCGGTCAAGCATGCCGGAGAGGGCGCACATGAAAACCTCCGCAAGAAACTCGAAGAGATCGTCCCCGGGGCGCGCCTAGAGGAAACGGCGCTTCACTCGGCGCAACCGTACCCGCGGGCCTATCTTGGACATCGGGACCGACCGGAACCGGAGCATCACGGCGGCGGCGGCCGTTTTTATGATCCAAACATTCCGACGATGTTAGGACGGCATACCGACGAGCATTGGACGGATCGCATAACCAAGGACATGTACGGCGGCGGCAAGGTCGAGCTACCAGATAGGGGTTACAGAGGCGATCCGGACATCAACAAAGATAGCGGCGGCGTCGGTCTCGAACAATACAATATGGACAAGGGATTTGACCGGCTGCATGGATATACCCAAAAAGAGGGCGAAACGCTGCAGGCGCCGTACTCCACTGTAGAACCGGGAACCAAAATCGACCCGCCGTCGCGATCCCGTCATCCGCACCGCCATACACACAGAGGCCATAGGCGCCGCCTTCGCGGTCCGGAGGATTAGGGAATGGCGGTTGCGCAGCAAGCCTACGGCGCGCAAATGACGGCGGCGATCGCGGCGGTCAACGCGGTTATCGCTACCGTAGGGACGATGCAGTACGACTCGCCGATCGTGCTCAATACCGTATACGTGGCGATCCAGAACAACCGCGCGCCGTTCGATCAGGCGTTCTTGGCGTTTGAGGCCGACATCGATCAAACAAGTATCGGTGGCGTCGTTGTCGGTCAGCCGCCGCAGCTGATGATCGACGAGCTGGTCAACCAGGCGAGCGACCTCGACCAAGAGTACAAGGTAATTATCGCCGAAGCGTATTTGTTGAGGGCCGGACAAAATGTACTTCTTGCACCGGGTTAAGCAACTGCTCGAATGGTGGCTGTGGAACTGGGGTATAGGCGACCATAACAAACACAGGCTTTACAGCGATGCCAGCCTCACCGTTGCTCATTCCAATTCCGCAAAGCCCAACCACGCCAAAGCGCGTTGTACAACAGATCACGGTAACCGGCGGTAACCTTTTCCAGATCGCCGAGCAATATCTCGGCGACGCGACGCAATGGAACCGGATCGCCCGCATGCAAAAGCCGATCATGTGGGATCCGATGATCGTGGGCACCGTCAATCTGTGGCTTCCGCCGGTTGATGCCAACGCCGGCAACGGAGGAATTCTAGGCATATGACGATCAGCCCGGGGATCTACAAACCGCGGTGCATGGTCAATGGGTGGACGCCGATCGAATGCAGCATTCATGTGTCCTCGCATCAGAGCGCCGATACATTCGTGGCGACCCTCTCGCTCGATGATCGCGGCGGACAACAGCTTGCCGACTCCGGCTCGATCCAAATCACCGTCATGGCGTCGAACGACGGTCCGCCGACGACGCAAATGTTCACTGGCTACGCCGACTACGCTACGATCGATTGGGCGACGCGCCTGATTACGCTGCGCGGTCGCGACAACACATCGGGGCCACTCGATAAGAAGACAAACGAAAAATGGCTCAATAAGCAACCGCAGGACGTCATACAGGATCTCGCGCAGCGCTCCGGCCTTCAGGTCGAGTTCAGCGGCCAGGGCGGCGACAAAGCCGGCCGCAAGTACAAGGACGACTATAATCGGATCACAGAACTCGACTCGCACTGGAACGTCATCGTCAAGCTGGCGAAAGAGCTCGGCTGCATCGCCAACGTGAAGGGCAACACGCTCTACATAACGCCATGGGACCAGGCGAATGGCGGAACCTATACGGTCAATTACCGGGGCCCGAGTGCGGGAAGCCCGGCGCGCGGGGATGTGCTTCGCCTTCAAACCGGGCGGGACTTACAAATTGCTAAAGGTGTCCAAGTCACCGTCAACTCGTGGCAGCAAAAAGAAGCGCAAGCGATCCGCTCGCAACAAGGGCAATCCGGCGGGATCGAGCACACCCTCAAAGCCGCTAACCTAACTCAACAGCAAGCCGACTCTATCGCTAAGGGCCGCCTCGGCGAGATCCAGAGTCACGAGCGCACGATCACCGTAGTCGCTCCCGGCGACGTGAATATCTCGCCGCAGATGAAACTGCGGTTGCGAGGCACCGGGACCGGCGCCGATATGGAATACGTTATCAGCGACATCGATCATCGCTGGTCGTGGGCACAGGGCTACATCATGACCATCCGCGGCCGCAACAAAGCCGAAGGTAGCAGCGAGACCGGCGGCACTGGCACCGACGGGCCGACGACACCGGAAGCGCCGGAGAGCACCACGCCGCAGTCGCCGGAACTGCCGTCGGGAGTCCCGTTCCCGCTATGAGCACCCACGAGGCGCTGATCAACCTTATTCACCGCGAGGTAACGCGCGTGATCTCGCGGGCGACCAGGCGTTGCCCGGCCATGGTCGACAGCTACGATCCGAAGACGTACGCGGCGAAGTATAAGCTACTGCCGGAGAGCGGCGGCGGCGCCATGCAGAGCGGCGGCATGGATAACGGTTCGGGTGCAAACCAAAAAGACAATAGCGTAATCACCGGCTGGATCCCGCTCGGTACCGGAAAGACCGGACCGATGCAGCAACAGCAAGGCGGCTCCGGCGCCGGGACGCAGGCCAACGGTAGCAGTCAAACCTATGGTTGGCACATGCCGCCGGAGATCGGCGAGTTTGGCTGGCTGGAATTCCATGAGGACGATCGCGAGGCGCCGACCTTCGTTGCGTCCAACTATCACGATAAGTGGAAGCCATTAGAGACGCAGCCCGGCGAGTGGCAGTATGTCACGAAGTACGGCCACACGGTTTATTTTAAGAATGACGGTAGCGTAACGATCAAGAACGGCAACAAGCAAGCTCAGTCCGGCGGCGGGGCGGGGAGCTCAGACACGACGCAGGCCAAACAGTCCACCATCGTCATGGACAAGGACGGCAATGTTACGGTGACCGCCCACCAAGAGGGCACAATTACTTTCAAGGCCAAGAAAATCGTACACCAGGGCGACGTCTACTTGGGCGATGCAAACGCGAACCGGGCATTGTCGCTCCACGGTTCACAGGACTCGGCGCGCCACGCTTCAGTCAGCAATCTGGCGACGAAAGTGTGGGGCGTGTAAATGCCATTTACCCAGAACCAGAACGTAACATTCGTTTATCAGCCCCAGGCAGCGCTCGGAGCAATCATCAATGCCAACGGAACCAGCCCGATTGCAATCTATATTGGAGGGGCGAACGGATCGAAAGTGGCCGGTTCCATCATTGCGTCCTCAACCGACACCGCTAGTCGCGACGTCCTTGTGGGGGTCAACGTCGGGGGCAATGCCACACTTGGTTCCGCAATTACCGGAGGCACCAGCATCACATTTGGCGCGGTTGCGGTCCCGGCTGGGGCAGGACAGTCGGGGGCCGTCCCGCCGGTCAACTTAATGCCGACAATCATGCCGATAGACTCCGACGGCGAGCAATACCTATTCCTGCCGGCGGCGGCATTTCTCTTTTTGCAAATGGTTGTCGCCATCGCGTCCGGCAAACAGCTTAGCTACTACGTGCCCGCAATCGGGGACTTCTAATGTTCACGATGCCGGGTAGCAGGGATGGCGCCGGCGGCGGCATCGCTCGTGTTACCGAGAATATGTCGGAAATCCTCGATGGCGCATTTGGCAAACAGCAAGGCTCATTGATCTATCGAGATGCAGCGGCCTGGAAAGCTCTGCCGCCGGGTGCTGCATATCAAATTCTGTATGCGAACCAGGGGGCGAACGCAAATCCCGTTTGGGCATATCCACCGACGCCATCCGGTTGGCTCATTACTTCATTCACGGCCAACAACAACGCAAGTTTTCAG